GGATTCTTCAAAGGATGGGCGAACTCGGAAGAGAGCAACATCGCTCTAAAGATTGTGGACGGTCTGCAGGGTGCATTTTCACAGATCCTCAGCAGCCTAACCCTCGGATTCGTGTCGTTTGACGTCATTCAAGAATTCACCCAACCGTTCTTCGACTACATCAAGGACTGGTTCACTGGGATCTTTGCCATCTGGGATGACGAATCGCTGGGATTCGGTGAGAAGCTCTGGTTGACTCTGAAGGAATACTTCGTGGTGTGGATGGACGCAATGATGTTGTCATTTACCCTAGTAAAATACGTTATCATGGCGGCGATCGATGGTTTGATCTACATCTTCTCCCCATCCACTCTGCTGGCAGCTGGACAGAAAATCGGTGATGTGTTCATGGGGATCAGTGACTGGATCTTCGGAGCATTTGAGAAACCAATCACGTACATGGCGATGATCATGGACAGAATCGTAAGTGCGATCAAGGTCATGTTCTTCAAGGTGATCGGATACATCGATTCATGGGCGTCGCTAATCCCAGGCTTTGATGGCATCATGGGAGAGGAAGCAGCAGAAGCGGCAGCGGCAAACGCAATTAGGGAAGGTCTTCGGTCAGAAGCGGCATACCGCAGAAGGTTAAGTCAAATCGACGAAGAAAATGCAGCAGCTGCGAGGCAAGCAGAGTTAGAAAAGCAAGAGAGGATCAGAAGGTACAACGAGAAGCAAGAGTTGCAGAGAGTGCAGGCAGAGCAAGATCGGAAAAATGCCGAAATGCGTGCCGCTGGTTTAGAAGGACCAGTACGAGGTCCAGTTGCATCCGTAGCAGTGCAGAACAACAACACCAGTGTTCAGACCTCTCCTCTGATGACTAGACCTCCCCAATCAGGCGCAATCCCTGGAGTTTGATATAAAAAGGGGGCGGACCATGGAAAGTCCGCCCCCCATTCGGTCAACAGTTGACGACCTAATATCAAGATTCGTCCGCTAGCTTCTTGAAGTAAGACAGCGCGTCATCCTCGTCATCACCACTATCAACCTCCTTCTCCTCCACTACGGGACTGACTGGAGCGGATGGGGATCCGAACTGCTCCCGCTTGGTATCACGGACCACTCGGTCGATGTCCTCAGCGGATTCAGCAACATCACCACCCCGTGCACCACCAGTAAGAACACGGTCGAGCTTCTCCTTCAACTCGCCGTAGGACTTGAACTGGTCGGGAGCAACGAACTCCTGCAGCTTGTACTGCTTGCCCCAAATCTCTTCCAGAACGGAATCGTCATCCGACAGAGCGGAGGGGTCGGCGAACTCGCTCTTGTCGTAGTTCGTGAACCCAGCGACCTTGCGGATCTTCAACTTGAAGTTCGCACCCTTCCAGAAATCGAACGGGTTGACCGCTTCTTCATCCGAGAACTCGGGCTGAAGTGATTCCATCACCTTGTCGAAGATCTTCTTACCGAACTTGTAGAGGAACACCTTGCCCTCGTTAGCGGGGTTCTTCGGATCTTCAACGACCATGATGTTGGAGATGTACTGGAGTCGTCGCTTGCGACTACGGGCAATATCCTTATCGGCTTCGTTCCCGCTGTTCCAGAGTTCGCTGTTCGCCTCGCAGAGAGGACACTTTCCGCCGATCGTGGTCGGGCAGTTCTCGATGAACCAACCGCCCTTGCCCTTGAATCCGTGATTGAAAATACGGACCCATGGGGTATCCTCGCCCTCGACGGGAGGGAGGAACCGAATCACGGCATAACCGTTATCCGACTTATCCATTTCAGGCTTCCAGAACCGATCATCCTTGTACGAGGTCTTCTCGGCTGTCTGGATCTTCTGCAGCTCCGCAACGATCGCGTCGGTACGTCCTGCATTCTTCTTCATTGAACTAAAACTCATGGTTGTCTCCTTTGTATTGTATGTGACAGAGTTTCGTATAGAACTATTTTATCAGTGAGGCTGGCAGCAGTCAATGGGTCAACCAAAGGGCAGCTGGGCCTCGGACGGCAGGAGATTGATGTCCTGACCTTCCTTTTTGATCTTTTCCTTGATCGGCTCGCTGATCAGACGAGCAGCCATAAATGGCTCGATCTTCTTGCTATCGCAGGTATGAAGGACGGCATCGATGTAATTATCGTATACCCCTTCTCTTACTAGTCCTTCCACTGCTCGGCAAAACAACTTGCTTTCTTCAACCATATAGAGGATTCCTTTCCTTGGACCTTCTTATATATAAGTTTAGAGATATTCCTGTCAACTATGCATGAGGAAGCCTAATGTCTATCACTAACGATAACGTACAAATTTCATCTTCCATCCCATCTGGTGCCACCATCGGCACGGATGTAGTGGGGGCAGAGCAAGTCCATATTCAGCAAGTCAAGATCAACACTGGTGCAGACGGGGTGGACAAACTCCTTTCTGATGCAGACCCCATCAAGATTGTTCCAAGTCCACATCAAGACTTCCAGAACCTGTTCTTCCAAGTAGCTGGATCTACTGATGGTACTACCCCAGTCGATGTGAACATTGCTGGTGGAGCAGCACTAACTGTAGCTGGGATCACCATCTCTGGTGGCACCCTAGACCGCATCCAAGAAGGTGTATCAGCAGACATCCGAACAGTCGCTGGTGGAATCTCCATTGGTGTTGCTACCTTGGGAGCAGAGACAGTCACCGTCGATGGTACTGTCGGACTCGGCGCTGGCACCAACAACATCGGTGACGTCGACGTCCTAACCGTCGCGATCCCCGCTGGTACTGGAATCACCACTGCCGTAGAAGAAGCTAATGACACCAGTTCCCCCCTCCCAGGCAACCAGTTCGAGACTGGTTTCAGAATCACCAACTTCGGACCCAACACAGCATATGTCTTCCCAGGCACTGCTACTACCGCCAATGGATACCCCATTGGTAAGTTCGACTCCATCTTTATTGAAGCAACTGGTGCAGGTAGCATGCAGGCAATCTGTGCTTCGGGAGAGACTGCGGACCTTAGAATTATTGGAAGCTGACTTTGAGCAGAGCAAGACATAGACTCGCAAGAAGGCAGGATGCCGTAGTCAACGAGCCTACCCAGGCCACGACTAGGACGTTCACTGCTTATATCGATGCTGATACCTGTGTGAGACACGTCCAAGATGATGGATTCTTTAGCGATGTAGAGAACTTCGGTGGGACCGCAGACGGTCATACTGGTAGAACATCCGATGCATTCCATGCTTCTTGGTACCTGCAGCAGTTCCAATCCAGATTCGATGATAGAGTGAATCTGAGAGAGCAGGTAGGATTCCTAAGAACAGGTGCTATTCTGGCGGCGGGGACCGACTTGCTCGGCAGCATGACCCCAGACAATGCCAATACCAACCCCAACAGAGTACACTGGCCTTGGACCTTTAACGGTGCCGCCGACATCGACGGTTCAACACAAGATGGGTGGTTAGAATCAACCGCTTCTAGAGTGTACATGGTTTGTAACTTGAACAACTATGGCGATGAGGTCGACGGCAGAACGGTTATCCCGATGGCGGCAGGAGATCAAGTTCTAAGTGCCACCCTAAAGATGACCATTCAAGACAAGTTATTCCATCAGTCAACGGGTACTCCGTGGGGAGAAATTGATGATAGTCTGGAAGGTGACAAGGAATATTGCGTTTACAAGTGTGTAAAGGGAATCTCTACTGGTAACCTCGCTGACGTCACGTGGTTCGGATTCTCTGGTGGCACGGCAGATTGCACGGATTTCTGGGACACGCCTGGCGGAAGTCATGTCGGTAATGATATTACCACCTTGGGAATTACCTCATGCCAGAATATCACACCGAATGGGGGCTCTCCAGGCGGCGGAGGCGGTGCTGGTGGAGGTGGTGGAGGTGACATAGGCATCGGTGGCGGTGGTAGAGGTGGTGGTGTCGACCTCCCAGGTGAAAATCCTACGGTTGAATGGGATATCACCCACATTGTACAAGATGCGTTAGATAACGAAAGCAACGTTCTAAGGCTTGCCCTGTATGGAGAAAATGATACCGACACTTCTGCAGTGGGCATTTCAGTCACTGTAGGATCAAGCCCTGGTCAACCATACGTAGTACCTAAGTACCTCTTTGCCAATAATGCTGTAGATTTCCTAAGTAGAGAAAGCAACGCAGCACTGGAATTCTTGCCACAGGTTGAAATCACGTTCATTGATCGGACGTAATCAACTCGTCAAAATACAAATCAATCTTTTCCTTGAGGACCCCTACGTAATTGATGGGGTCCTCAACGTATTCCTGAATCTCACCGTAGTCGGTGGTGATCAGAATGGCGATTTGCCTGATGGGGATGCCTGTCTGCTCCTGCCACATGATGGCGTAGGCAGTGGCCTGGCAGAAGTAATCCTCGATCTGGTCCTTGCTCTTCAACCTCTTGCTGGTCTTGAAATCGATGATGGATGGGACACCTTTGTACTCGCCCACGCAGTCCACCCTACCCGCCAGCATAAGGGTATCAGACCACAACGCAGCCTCTTGCATGTAAATGTTGTCGATGTTGTGTAGGAGAGGCTTCAAGGCGTGGAACTGCTCCAAGGCCCTGTAGTGCTCCTTGCAATCGATCTTCTCATTATTCAGGTAGTCCTCAACAAGCTCATGGACCTTGGTACCCTTGGCGAGGATCCGCTTGCTTTCCTCTGCATTGTTCTTCCTCCACTCCTTGAAGAACTCTCTCTTAGCATGCCCAACGACGGTAGTCACAGAGGGGTATTTGATACCCTTCGGAGTCTCGTAGAACCGCGACCCGTCCTCTTGGGTGACCGCGTTCAGGTCAACTATTTCGAAAATATCTTCTAGATGGGTGAAGGTCTTCTCGGTCACAAAGATCTCTCTAGATGAAACGCCCCATCATGTTGGGCATACCAGTTGATCTTATAATCGATCTTGTGCTTGGAACTGGACTCTCGGAGCAGGCTAAGGGCCTGGAGGGTACCATCCAAATCCGCTCTGGACTGCTCAATCCTATCCAGCTGGTATTCGTCAATGGAACCATTCCTCTCGGTGATCCTCTTGATCTGCTCTTCTCTGTTGATGTGAAGGCAACTAACGTAGACCACAACGTCGGTCTTGTGCGACCAGGTGGTAAGGTACCGATGGGTTACCATCAGCTGCTTGCTATTCCTAGGCAGCCCATCGGTCACTACTGGGGTATCGAATTCGCGTCCCACCTTACAACAATGCTTGAACATGGAATAGACCAGCGGATTAGCGAAGGACCAAACGTTCTTCTCCGCCTGCTTCTTCTTCAGACAGGAGAACGTGGACCTAAGGACTTCGCCCACATTGAATATAATATTGTCGTCCTTAGGGAATTCCTTCGAGATGAAAGTGGACTTCCCACTGCCAGCTTGTCCAAGCACGTAGTTGATAATCATGATGTGAACAATTCTGCCTGCTTGCTGAGGATGTCAGTGCTGTTCGTTTCAATCATATCATGGAGATCGGCACCAGTTCCTAGAAGACGGAGGTCACACCCGTACTCGTTCAGAACGGAAGCGACGTCCCGAATGGCGATCGCTCGCTCTTCCTCGTCAGCATAGTAGTTGACGAAGTTCAGGAATGCCGTGTCGGGTCGAACGAACTGACAGAACTTACGGGTCTGGGTGTCGCTGAAGGTGAAGACTCGACGAACCCGCTGGGTGACCGTGGTCTTCTCTTCGACCTCTACACCGCTCTTCTCAGAGATGTAGGTCCAGTCCAGTTCTGTCTGGTCATCGTAGTAAGGACCAGACGTGTTCTCAGTAGAACCGACCCTGATCGGGAAGATCCGCAGACTGGCGATGATCTCACCCACGTCCTTGTGAGAACAACCAGCGTTGTCCATCATCCGACCGATCAGGCAGTCACGACTGGTGACATGGGGGTAGGCATGACCGCAGTTGAGACTGAGATCGAATCCCTGACTTCCCTCGGAGAGAGCAGTCTGCCCGTTAGAGATCGCGTTATGCAGGATCTCATGGGTGTCCCGAACGTAAGGCTCGAGGATCTTGCTATCACGAGCGAGATTCGCCTCTCCTCGTCGCCACATCTTCTTGGTGTAAGCAGAGCAAGAACCCTGACCAGTGGATGCCATCTGAGTAACGATTTCTGCTTCGTTAGCCTTGTCACCGCCAGTAACGACACATGCCAGCGGGTGAATGTACACCTCTGGGTAGTGACCCAGTTCGTTCTTGATCATGTTCATCTCGTACTGGAACTGTTCCTCACCCAGAACTGCCTGAGGACCGATCAGACTGACCATCCCATTAAACAGCGTGCTGGTAGGAAGTGCCTTCAGGATGAAGTCTTTGCCATCCTTGGTGAAGGTATGTCCTGCGTTGGGCATATTATCGGAGATCCCGATGTCGATGCCGCCCTTGTGGTAGAGGTACCCAGCAAGCTTGCCCTTGCCCGTGCTACCCCACTGTCCATCAATCAAAAAATTCACTTTACCATTTCGAATCACTTTGTTATCTCCATTTTGTAAGTGATGAGTGCCGATGCTTTTATCTATCAGTCCGCACCTTCTGCGTCAAGATTCGCCTTATGCTGCAGACCTGGGGCGCCGTCGCTGTCTTTGGTCGTCTGCTTGATTTCTTCGATCTCATTCTTGATGGGGATTCCTCTCCAATCAGTGGGCACATCTGGTGCGTCTAGACCGAACATATCTGCCGAGTTGTTTGCTGGTTTCTTTTCGCTCATTCAGTTCCTTTCAACTGAGGTATTTGTCTCGTAGTTTCTTGGCAGCGGGAGTGTACTTCACCTCTGGTGCCGATGTCATTCTCTTAACTGCGTCCTGCCAACCACCTTGGTTGTGAGGACGATCGATCTTGAAGTTGGAGTCCATCTTCATGGCAGGTGCCTGCGTATACGAACGATAGACGGTCTTCTTCTTTTTACAATGGGGACAGGCTTTCCGCTCTGGTTTCTCGCAGTCCGCCATTTTCAACCACTCGGACCAGTGCTCTTCACAGGCACGACAGGCAAAATCATACTTTGGCATTTGGGATCAACTCCTCTATAGAGACAATGAACTCAGAAGGGATCTTTTCCAAGGCACCAGAGATGTCGGGTCCAACGGTAGAAACCAACGAAATATGCTTATCACCATGAAACAGGACATGCCCCACCGAAACGATGGTGGGGCATGGTTCTTTCGCTTTCCTCTTCTGCTCTTTTAGACAGTTCCACCCAGTCTCGCCTACCTCTTCGGCATCGATCCAAGTAACACGAACGATGGGCAATTCTTTTTTGGTGGTCATATTGTATTTATACCGTCATCAGTTCACTATGATGGTGATGACGACCCAATACAGGACCATCTGCCAGACCCCCACCAGCAACCAGTCCTTATAGAGGGGCTTCTTCTGGGTCATCAACAATCCAGACATACTCATCACCACGAATCTCACTCTCGCATGTTTGATACCAAATGTCGGGTTCTACCTCGACACTTCTCTGGCAGTTCATTGGAGTGTATCGTGGAGGACATGCGACGACTTCGGGAGAAGTCACATGGAAGACGATTTCTTCCTCAATGACATCCTGCCCGAAGATCGACGACGCGATGAGAAACGGTGCAAGCAGTCTCATTCCAAACCCAACTCCTGATCGAGTTCCGACAACTTATCCAGAGACTCTTCCTGAATCATTTCGAGACAACCATTCACCCACTCTTGGTTGAACGTCTTTCTTCTGTTCGAGCATCTTGATTACATTATCTGCAAGTTGGTCGTGATCATTCATCATCATTGTTTTCCTTTGGATATTGAAATCTGTTAGGATATTTGTTTTTTATAGCAGGTGAATCATATTTGATTGCACATTCTAATTGTCTAATGTAAGTGTATATTGATTTTGAAACACTAAAATGTTGCAATTCTCTCGTATCTTCATTATAGCAATTGATTTTATATCTTGTATCAGTCATCAT